GAAGAGCTCGAAAGAGAAGTTGAAAAATCAGAAAAAAAGGATGAAAGTGAGTCACTTAAAAATCTGGAAAAGATTATCAAACCAAAGGTGATAATTGAAAAACCTACAGCTTAGTTCTACCTTAATTATCGTTGGACTTTCCCTAAGTGGGTGTTTCATGCCGTCAGGTATAAACCCCACTTTAGGATGTTCACCTATAACTGGATGTACATCTAAAGATTACTATTTGCCTGGCCGAGGTGTTTGGGCCCCTAAACCTATGATTCAAAGAAAATCTATGATAGGTGCTCTTGGGGGTGCTGCTGTAGGATCATATCTAGGAGCATCAAAAAGTCCCTTAGTTGCAGCTACTTATGGTATAATTGGTTTGGTTATAGGTCATCAAATTGGTTCTGCTTTTGATAAAGTAGATGAAATGCACGCTGCGGCCAGATTAGAATATGCTCTTAATAATAATCCAGATGGGGTATATACAAACTACAATCGTGGACAAGTATCTGTTCGGTCAAAACCAACAGCCACACAAGGCAGCTGCCGAGAATTTGTATCAGATGTACAGGTTGGAGGCAAAGCTAAAAAACTAAAAGGGACTGCTTGTAAAGTTAATGGTGAATGGGAATTGAAAGAATTGTATAACTAGCTGGTGTAGCTGAGGGGCTTAGCAAGGGTTTTGTAAACCTTAGACGGTGGTTCGATTCCATCCTCCAGCACCAAAAATATTAAGGAGAAATTTGTTGAAAAAAGAATATGAGAAAGAATACAAAGGTTTGTATGTAGAAGTTCGTAATAACAATGTTGAAAAAGCATTACGGGTTTTAAAAAAGAAAATACAAGAAGATGGTATTTTCAATGAATTGAGAAATCGAGAATTTCATCAAACCAAAGGTGAAAAACGTAGAAAGTCTCAAGCAGCTGCAAAACGTAGAACCCAAAGGGCTCTACAGAAACGTATGGATGAACAAGGTTACTAGATGATAAATAGTGTTATGGTTAAACGTAAACTACAGGTTCTAACGGATAATTCTTCTTGGGAAGCGCCTAAGAAAGTTCGAAAACCCCGTAAACCCATGACAGAGAAACAGAGGGTTGCAGCTGCAAAGCGTCTGGAGAAAGCCAGAGAGGCACGGGCTGCGAAAAACCCTGAGTATGGTCTATCTAGTATACACACATCTTTAAGAGATTTACCAAACGACCATCAACTACACCCTAAGAAAGTGAAGTTGTGGATCAAAACTCAAAAAGAGATTTTGAAAGCTGAACGTGCAAATCTCCGAAATAAAATTAAAGGTTCGGTATCTAGAGTAGCTGAAAGCAAAGCTTATATTCGTAACATGAAGAAATACCTTAGAGATGGTGATTGGGTTGATGATTTCTATGGTGAATACATGGACAAAAAGATTAGCAGACGATGCATAGCACAGGGATATTATTGGTATGGCCCAAATAAAGGTGAACTGAAATTTGATGTGGGTGTGTGGTATCCTCTGTTAGGTTGTGTATATACACAAGAAATGTATAACGAAGATGAGGAAATGAAAAATGCCAAGTCAACAAAAAGATAACGTAATACACGGCCCGTGGAAAAAAGAGGTAAATCAGCCTGATATTGATGTAATACAAGTGCAAGAAGACCTTGCTTTTGCAGATGATCTGTTAAAGAATGTTATGGTTCAATTGATACACACCTTAGGCCAGAATGGCATTGATGTTAATGAAAACGACTTTATCCGTGATTGCGGGATAATTATAGAAGCAGTGAAAGCAAGTATATATAGAGATATGGGTTTTGAACATTTGCTACAGGACTTTGCAGAACACTTTGTAGACCTTACAATTGAAGCTGATGATACACCAACTACAGCAGTGAATTTAGAAGAAATTGAACTTTTTCTAAAACAAATAAAGGATGATGATGATGGCCCCGAAGTTTCATAACCCATTTCCCCATATAATGCTCACATGGTGGTATAATGATATTAGTTGACATGAATCAAATATCCCTAGCCAATGTTATGATGCATTTGCACATGACCAAGTTCGACCGGCCGGAGGATAACACAGTTCGGCACATGATACTAAATTCGTTGCGTATGTATCGTACCAGATTTTCTTCTGAATTTGGTGAATTAGTTTTGTGTTATGATTCCAAACATTACTGGCGCCGTGATTACTTTCCTCAATATAAGGCTAGTAGACGTACTAAAAGAGCAACGGACAGTAAGAATTGGGATGCTATTTTTGAATGCCTGAATACCATCAAAGCAGAAATCAAAGAAAATCTTCCATATAAAGTTTTAGAGGTATATGGTGCAGAGGCAGATGATATAATTGCAGCCTTATGTCTTGAATTAGAGTTTGACAATGGTAAGACATTGATTCTCTCTGGTGATAAAGACTTTATTCAGTTGCAGAAGTATACCAATGTTACACAATACAGCCCTATTACCAAAAAATTTGTTAATGGGGAAGACCCTAAACAATATCTAAAAGAACATATATTGAACGGTGACTCCAGTGATGGAGTGCCAAATGTACTTTCCCCAGATCATACTTTTACAGATGGATTACGTCAACGTCCATTAGGTAAGAAGAAAATAGAAAAATTCCTTGACGTTGGATTTCCCAATGGTGAGGTGGAAAGAAACTTTCAGAGAAATGAAAAATTAATAGACTTAACCAAAAGTCCTAACAATATATTTCACGATTGTCTTAAAGCATATAAAGATGCACCAGAAGGTGACCGTAGCAATTTATTAAATTATTTTATAGAGAAGAGGTTGAAAACCCTCACTGATTCGATAGGAGAATTCTAAATGCCAATTTCTACATATACACCTCTATTTTCAGAGGTTTTAACTAAACTAGGTAAAATCAAAACCAAAAAAGGTAAGGTATCTTATCTAAAAGAACACAATACAGATGCTTTACGCATAGTAATAAAATCATCGTATGATCCTAATGTTGTGTGGCTGTTACCAGAGGGGGATGTTCCTTATATTCCAAACGATGCGCCAGAAGGTACAGAACATACAGACCTTGCATGGGAAGCAAGAAAATTGTATAACTACGTTAGAGGCGGAAATAACGCTTTGTCTCAGAATAAACGTGAAGCCATGTTTGTTCAGTTATTGGAAGGCCTACATCCAGACGAAGCAGAACTCTTGGTTGCTGCTAAGGATAAATCTCTGCATAAAATGTACAAGGGATTGTCAACAAATGTAGTTAAAGAAGCATTTAATTGGAATGATGAGTTTATGGTTATCGAAGGTGCTACATATCCACAGGCCACAGGTACTGCATCAGGCGTAAATTAATATATCAAGAATGTTGAATTATGAAAGAAGAGGTTATTTATGGGTAGAATGAAAGATTGGGCGATGGACATGGAAGATGCTGTTGCAACTGCCGTTAAAAGTGGTGCAAAGTGTGCTGGCGATGTTGATGCATATGTCAAAACGGTAATGCCGGGTTATGACAAAAAGTTTGTTGAAAAAACCGCAATCGAAATTTTAGGTGAATGTGGAGATAGTCCTGATGGATGAACCTTGGCGTTGCCCGGAATGTAATACATTATTAAATCCCTCAACTGTATCCGATGCGTTAATTGGTTCTCAAAGATGTTATAGATGTGATCTTGAAGCACATTTGCCTGTTGATGTCCGGCGTGATATAATTGAGGGATTTATAGAAAATAGTGATTGTTATTTTTTACAACTTGAATCCAATTCCGTGAGAACTACCAGCAGAAAAGTCTGATGAAATTGTATGCTACACTTCTAGCGGGACTAATTTTAGTTTCGCCAACTACAACAGCATCTCAAATATCACCAAAGCCTGTTGATGTTGATAAAGCTGTTTGTCTTGCACAAAATATGTATTATGAAGCAAGAAACCAAGGATCGGCTGGAATACTTGCTGTCACCGCTGTAGTTTTTAATAGGGTCAGAGATTCTAGATTTCCCAACACAATATGTGGGGTGATCAAACAAGGGCCGACCAGAGAAAGTTGGAAGACTCGAAAAATTAAAATTCTGCCCCCAAAAGAACGCAAATATTATCCTGTTAAAAATCGTTGTCAATTTTCTTGGTATTGTGATGGGTTGAGTGACAAACCTAAAGACCTAGAAACATATGAAAGATTTTTAAATTACGCTATAGGTTGGTTACATTCAACTATACCTTTCATAGATATTACAGATGGTGCTTTGTTTTACCATGCAGATTCTGTAACACCTGGCTGGGCAAAAACAAAACAGAAAACGGTGGAAATTCAAGACCACATCTTCTACAGATGGAAACTTAGAAAATGAAAGAGACATAAATATTATGGTATTACTAGATTCAACGGAGATTGCTGCTATGAGAGAAGATCGAACCAGTTACATAGTAAGACGCACAAGAGAAGAACGCACCAAACCACTCCTAGATACTTCCAACGGGGATTTAGAAGGTGAAAATATGTTATTAAGAATTGAAATCCAGCAGTTACAAGAACAATTGCAAAATTCCTATAAACGGATTGCAGAACTTTCGGCAACCGTTTTTAAAAAACGGATTGCAGAACTAAGAAACTCAAAACCCAAACAATTAGAATTTAATTTATAATGCCGACATACACATTTTTTAACGAAACTACAGGTATAGAGTGGGATGAATTTTTGTCTATGGCCAAAAAAGAAAAATTTCTGGAAGCAAACTCACAAATTAAACAAATAATTCAGCCAGTTGCTATAGCTGGTGATCATCTTATGGGTGTTGGGCCTAAAGTAGATGGTGGGTTTACAGAGAACATGCAACGTATTGCTGCATCTCATCCAAACAGTCCCTTAGCAGATAAGTTTGGTGGCAGTACCATGACTCATAAGGAAATAAAGACTCGTAGAACAATAGAAAAACATGCCGAAAGGGTGGCTAGAACTGGATTTTCTGCGAAAAAGGGCAAAACTTTAGGTCATAAATAAAATATTAAGGATATAGTATGGCAAATAAAAAATCTAAGGAACTAAATGGTTCATTATTAGTTAATGTCAAACCAATAACAGAGTTGCAAAAACAGGTTTTTGCTACTTGGAAAAAGGGAAAAAACCAGTTTCTCTTTGGCGCAGCTGGGACGGGCAAGACATTTATTTCTCTTTATCTGTCTTTAAAAGATGTGTTTGATCTGAAAAAGCCCTATGATAAAGTAGTTATTGTTCGTTCATTAATACCAACAAGAGAAATAGGATTCTTGCCAGGGGATGAGGAAGATAAGGCCGCTCTTTATCAAGTACCATATCAGAACATGGTACAGTTTATGTTTGAACAGCCTAACGAACAACAGTTTAATACTCTGTATGACAGGTTAAAGGGGCAGGGAAGTTTGTTTTTTCTGTCAACATCTTTTCTAAGGGGATTGACTTTTGACAACGCTATTATTATAGTAGATGAGTGTCAAAATTTAAATTTCCACGAATTGGATACTATTATAACGAGGGTTGGCCAGGATTCAAAAATTATATTTTGTGGAGACTTTGATCAAACTGATCTTGTTAAACAAAATGAAAAAAATGGACTCCATGATTTCTTGCGTATCTTGGAAGAAATGGACGAATTTAACTGTAATGAATTTACAATAGGCGATATTGTACGTTCTGGCTTTGTAAGAAACTATTTAATAAACAAAGCTAAACTGGGGTTGGGGATAGAGTAAATAATATTATGGAAACCAATGACTTTTACAAGATATGGAAGCCCAAGTTAATAGATTTTTTTAGAAACGAGTTCGCACACTCTTTAGGGCCTCGTTTTACAAAAGATGATGATATGGACTTTATGATAAAAGAGAATGTTATTAGCGACTCCTTAGTATCAAAAATTAATTCAGCAATTGATGCTGGTGACTATGAAAAAAGATACAGTAAGCCAAATATAATTGATGATTATACACCAGACAAGGAAACTTCAGAAGAAATTTTTGATTCTGTTGTGTCTGCATTTGATTTAGATAAGTTTATGCCTTCCTTGCGTTGGCATTTGTTTGATATTAAGGTATGGCATCAGCCAAGTACTATACATTCTGATTATATTAACTATGGGGATGGATATACATGTGTCGTACCTTTAAAATTTACAGAAAAAACAGAAGCAGATGGTGTAATAAAAGATGATAATGGTCATTATTTTTTGACACAAGTAGAATCATCTGATAGAGAATTCGCAGGAACCAACAATGTTTGGTTAGAAAGAAGAACAGAGTTGTTGGATGTTTTTCAAGAATTGCTTGCTGAGGGAACGCCAATCCCTTGGCCTGATCATGGTTTAGCACTTTGTGATAATGAAAATTTTGGTGAATACGCTTTGTTTGGGGATTATGAAAAAGCACAACAAGATTCTGAAGGGGAATGGAGAACTCAGTTCGGTATATTGGTAAAAGACAATTTGGATGATGTAACTAATTTACTAGATGAGGTTGATCAGAGTGAAATAGAGAGAAAAGTATATGCGGTCCCAAATATATTATTAGGTCATAATTTTTTAAAGGGACTTGATCGACTTAAATTAAAGCATGTTTTACCCTGGAAAATCGGTGCAGCGTCTTTACATAGACCAACATATATGCATTGTGCTACAGATTGGAGTAAGATTGGTACTGAAAAACGTCATGTGTTCTTCGGGATAAAATTTCCTGGTTATGATAAATAATAAAAAATCTAAAATGGGGTTGGGAATAGAATAATGCCGGTTAAACAATATTATTGTCCTGATTGTGACTATTGTTATGAGGGCACAGCTCCCCCAAAAGAGGATTGTCCAAAATGTGGTTGTGAATCTGTAGAGTTTGAAATGGAATGGGGTTCGCAGTGGGCTCACTATGACGATTACGGCCGCCTTCCTCAGCAGGAAATAACAGAAGGAGAAAAAAAATGAATTTAGATATGCTTCGTGAGGAAATTGCTGCTGATGAGGGCAAAGTTCTTAAAATTTATAAAGACCATCTTGGCTACCCAACTTTCGGTATTGGCCATCTGATTACAGAGGATGATCCCGAGCATGGTTCCAGGGTAGGAACAAAAGTTTCAGAAGACCGCTGTGATGAAGTGTTTGATCAAGATGTTAAAACTGTTATTGCTGACTGTAATGAGTTATATGATGACTTTGGTGGGCTGCCAGAGGAAGTGCAGCTAATTCTCGCAAATATGATGTTTAACATGGGCCGAACTCGCCTCTCCAAGTTCAAAAATATGAACGCAGCTGTAGAAGAAGGCGATTGGAGTCGTGCCGCAAATGAAATGGTGAATAGCAGATGGTATGACCAAGTAAGAAATCGAGCTCGAAGATTAGTTGTGCGTATGAGGACAATATGAAATTTAATCATGTGAAGTGTGAGTTGCCGCAGATTTCGGCAACAACAACTGATGGTGTTCGTCTATATGAAACACCAGAAGGTAATAAATACCCATCAATTACAACCATATTATCAGTACGCAAAAAAGAAGGACTGATGGAGTGGCGTAAACGTGTTGGTGAAAAGACTGCAAACTATATTGCTGGTAAGGCCGCAGCTCGTGGTACTAAAGTTCATCATATGTGTGAAGACTATTTAAATAATGATTTTGATGATAAAAAACACAAAAAAGATTTCCTGCCCTATTGTCTTTTTCAACAACTGACATCAGTGTTGCAAAATATAGATAACATCCATGCACAAGAAGCAGGACTTTATTCTGATAAATATATGGTGGCAGGTCGAGTTGATTGCATAGCAGAGTATAACGGCAAACTTTCTATAATAGATTTCAAAACCTCAACTAAAGAACGTAATGATAATTGGAATGAAGATTATTATATTCAATGTTCTGCCTATGCAGAAATGTATGGGGAATTAACAGGGACAGAAATAAAACAGATAGTTATTTTATGTGTAACCGAAGATGGTACTGTACAAGAATTTATAAAAGAGAAGTTTGATTATCTTGATGCGTTGCAAGAAACCGCCGTGGAGTGGAGATCGAAAAATGAAATAACTTGTGATATTAAAACTGATCTATTATGAAATATAATGCAATCTTATTTACAGATATATCAGATTACTTTCTTCCTATGCGGGTTCATGGTGCTTACAATATAGCTGCACATCTTAGGGAACATGGATACACTGTCAAGATCATAGATCATCAGGCATGGTTGTGGGAAAATCATGGTAAGGAATTAGTAAATCTAGTAGAATCCATGATAGGGGCAGAAACTATATTCATAGGTTTTAGTAGCACATTTAGTAGATATTTTGGCGAGCCCTTTTATATGAAGCCTAGAAATATAAAGCCAGGCCTGAAAAAAAAGGATTGTTTTCCATATATGCTAGAATTGATATCCCGTGTATATCTGATGCATCCCCATGTTAAGCTTCTTCTGGGTGGTCAGGGCCTTCAGACAGTTACATTTTATGAACAATTTAAGGACGAATTAGATTGCTGGATTCGAGGATTGGGTGAAGACAGTATATTAACTTTTGTGCGTAATGTAGAACAAGGTATAGAAAATCCACCTATAATAAGTGATGCTGCTTCTCCTATATTTGACTTTCATAATCAGAGGAACGTCTTTGATATAGAAGATAACATATTACAACATGAGGTTTTGCCTCTTGCCATATCTAGGGGGTGTAGCTTCAGGTGTAAGTTCTGTACATACCCATTAATAGGAAGAAACTCTAGTGAGGAGTATATTCGGAGTGAAGAAAGTATCTATAGTGAGCTCATGTACAACTATGAGAATTTCTCTACTTCCAGTTATATGATAACAGATGATACCTTTAATGAAACTACATACAAGGTAGAGAGAGTTCTACGGGCAGTAGAGAGAACAGGTGTAGATATGAACTTCTGGGCATACACACGAATAGAGTTGTTGCATAAGTTTCCAGAACAGATAGAACTACTAGGGCAGATGGGAATGAAAGCGAGTTTCTTTGGTTTAGAAAGTCTATACGAGCCATCTGCAAAGGCCATAGGTAAGGGCCTCGGCCGAGACAAGACACTTGATACACTACAACATGTAAAGGATTCATGGGGCGACACTTCTAGTCTGCATGGTAGTTTCATTATAGGACTACCATATGAGACAAGAGAAACTGCTGATGAATGGACTAAGATGTTGATCGAAGGCGAAACCGCTCTAGATACCATATCATGCAATTTTCTAGGAATGACATCAGACTATATTATTAAGTCAGGACACACCACTAAGACATTTTTTAGTGAATTTGATTTGAACAAAGAAAAATATGGGTACAAAGAAACCCCCGATGGTAAATGGGAAAACAAACATTGGACTTGGGAAGAGGCCGATCTATATGCAAAAGATGTCCTAAAAAGCTTTGCAGAGCGCCGTCCATATTTTACATGGATAAAATCTGCACAAAGTAGTATGGCTTGTATGAACTTAAAAGTTACAAACCCAGAGTTAACATGGGAAGATATACATAAACCTATAAATAATGATGATGAAGCAAATGAATTCGAATCTATGATAAACAACAGTAGAGATATAATATTGGATATGTATAAAGAGAAAGTGTTATAATAAACCAAAACTATATCTGTGGACAAATATAAATAACATAGTATTTAGATAGGAGAATTAAATGTTTAAACGACTATTAGTATTAGTTGCACTTGCAGCTAGTATAACTTTTCACCCTGTTATGGCAGAAAGCCTAAAAACAGAAACGGAAGCACCTGTAAAGAAGATTACAGAA